ATACCCAACAACTAAAAAGTGCATATCACAAATGGGAACATCAATCAAGTGATGCTCTCTGCCAAAAATTTAATCAAATAGAAAAATCTAATGTCACTGTTGACATACTAAAACCATAAATAAAAGAGCCTTACTCTTTACTTATGGAATCAAATCCACAGAAGAAAGAGGGAATCAAAAAGGAAAACAAATTTGAGTGGGCGGATGAGGGTGTATCAACTCTCGTCCGAGTTATTATTCTTGGATGGTCAGCAGCAATTCTGACATTAAACTATGTTTCTATTCCTGGAATTCCTCAAAAAAACATCGATCCGACTTTTATCGCCAGCGTCTTCACGGGAACTTTAGCGACTTTTGGCGTCATGCCTGCTAAGAAAAAAGATGAAGCAAAGCAAGCACCTAAATTAGAAGATAAGGAAGGAGTAAAAAAATAAATATGAAAACTAATGAATTTAATATTGCGTCCACTTGATAATGTTGCCGATCCTATATGGTCAGTAATAATTTTACTCGTTATTTTTTTGACCGGAGTTACGTATTATATTGTCTATATAATGGGTATGGCTTTTGATGAATTGGACGATGGTGGATCAAATCAACCAGAAGGACGCGGACCAGGACCAACTTCTAGCACTCTTGACGCATCGGATTGAAGATGCTGAAAAGATAGCAGAAGAACTTCGTGATAGAGTTCGTAAACTTGAGAAGTGGGTGTGGGGTGCTGGTGCTGTCATTACTGCTCTTATAACTATAGTTGGAATAGCAACAGCAGTAGACTCAAAGGAGATCGATTATGGGAGCAATGACACCACCAAGCAGGAAGTCCTGCTACAACTTCCGAGTAACGGAGATCAATCGTGTACTTGATGGTGATACTATTGATGTCACTATTGATCTGGGGTTCGATCTATACAAGAAGGAAAGAGTTAGAGTTGCAGGAGTTGATACGCCAGAGAAAAGAACGAGAAATTTAGAGGAGAAAGCACTTGGAATCGACGCAACCAACTGGCTCAAAGAGAAACTCGAAGGCACTTTGGCTGGTGATGATGAGTTGTCTGTTAGGACTGAACTTGTTGGTGGCACTGGCAAATACGGGCGTCTTCTGGGTTGGCTTTACATTGGGGACGACAGTGTGTCCCTTAACGAGCAAATGATTACTGAAGGATATGCTCATGCATATGATGGTGGCACAAAGGATATGAATCTAGAAGCACTTCGTGTGATTCGTAGAGAGCACGGCACGTTGGTAGATTGATGATGAGTGGTTTATTTGTATTTGGATTTATAACTTTATTAACTTATACACTACATATTACGTGGCCTATAAAAAAAGGTAAAAATTAAAATGCAAAAATTAATTAACATTCTTGCTCTAGCTTCTTTTGGTGTATCCTCGGCAATTGTCGGTGGTAGTGCCTATGTTTATGTAAATAAAGATTCTCTAATTGAATCTGCTAAAGCAGCAGCAACTAAAGCAGCAACAGAAGCAGTTGCCGGAGCACTCCCTGGAATGATAGATTCTGCTATGCCTGAACTTCCTGGTGCTACTGGTGGTGCCGTTCCTGGAATGCCTTCAACCGGATCAGCACTTCCTTTCTGAGAGTTCTATGAGTTTTGTTAAATAGGGATAGTTTGAATTGATATTATGTCTTCTACATCTTTTCGCAAAAAGAATTCTATAAGAAATAAAAGTAAAAAAAGAAATGATACTGATAGTACATTTTTTCTTTATGTTGCTTTTCATTCCATAATTTCTTCTGTTATGAATATCTTTACGGATGACTGAAATTCCGATTATTACTTCTAATGACATTAGTATTCGTGAAATCATAATTCCTCAAGTAAATACTGTCTTAGATAACTATACAAGAATACCTTTGGCACCTCCTGTCGTAGTGTATATTGGCACGCCTGTTGTTGATATTCCAGGATGTGTAGAGGCTCATCAAACAAATAACTCTAAAAATGATCAGATAAGAACCGATGACAAAAAAGGAGTGGTTACGTATTGCGATTCTGGTGTTCCCAGTTTTGATCCTATTTTATATGAACCTGAACAGATAATTATCACTAAACCTAGTGGTGTCAATGTCCCAAAAGATACGCCTGTAGTTCCAGAAACTCCGGAGATTCCAAAATCTCCGAATATTCCTACTGCAAAAATAGATTGTCCTACGGCATTACAAAATGCTAAAGAACCTATTGGGGAGTTTATACAGGGATTTAGAAAAAAAGTTACTGAATATAAATTAATCGGTAATGAATGTATTCAAATAACAGAAGATGTCCCTATACCTCAACAGATAGTAGCAGGACTTCCTACTGGTGGACAGGTTGTACAGGTGGGAGGAGTTGCCGTAATCGCAACTACTTCGGCATTACTTGCAAAACCATTAGCAGACTTATTATTGAAGGTCGTGAAACCTACGATCAAAAAAGTTATGAAAAAGATTGCCAAGATCAGGGGGAAAAAGGTTGTGATTGAATCTCTAAAGGACCGCCAAGGTCAACAGCGGATTCGGAATCGGGCAATTCGGGTTTTGAAGGGGCGGGAATAGTATGATAATGGGGGTGCTTATGCCCTGGAGGATTATTTACTACAACATCGGCACATACGGAATAATAAGGACTCCTGGGATGAAATTGAATTCCCTTTAATTTCAACTCGCCACAATTTTTTAAACGCGCTATCTCAAAATCTAATCTTTTATTGGCAGTCAGTTGTTGCATCATTGCAATATTAGAAGATGCTGCTTCTTTACAAAGGTCTTGTAAGTTTTTATCTAATGGTGTACTCCAAGTCATTGAGAAACCTACACCCAAACTGTAGTTATCTTTTTGTCCGGTTCTAGTTCTTTTAGTAAATAGAATATCACCAGGATTGTCAATGATGCCATCTCCGATATTATTTCCATCATCATCGAAGGCACCAAAGTTATCTCCAACATCATATACCGGATCATCATAATAACCTTGAAAAGGTTTAGAAGCAGAAACACTTCCTGTTACATACGGCGTAAAATTGCGAGTGGGACCCTGACACTGAATCCCCCCTCCATATGTGTTTGTAATGTATGGTCCCTGAAGGACCTGAATAGCTTGGTTTGTAACGGAGCCTGAACTGTTAGCAACAGGAGAAGCAGTAGCAGACACACCACCAACGGTTTCAGCATAAGAAGGAGATGCAAATAATAATGTTATTGCGAGAAGATACTTGTGGTATCTGTTACGCTTGTGACCTCCGTCACTCTTTGGATAATTGTATGATTTTGAAGCCCCGGGCCAGAGTAAGTTTCTGTGAACTGAAACGCTGATCCTGGTGTCGTTTGTGTAAATTGAGGTTTGCTTGTTACACCTGTCCATGATGATGTCACTCCATCTATAGTTATATTAGTTGCTCCTGTCCCTGGAGATAAGTTTCCACTTGCACTGACACCAGAACCAGTAGCAGAGTACTGATATCCTGTGCTGTAGTCCATTGAGTTTATTGTCTCAGTTATCGTTTGCGTCGTTTCTGTATGACTGCTCATACTTCCCTGAGTGAAGTTCGGCACCACTGGGACTGCTAGTGCTTGTCCAGGCAACAAAACAATGCTCGCAACAATTACAGTAAGAGGTGCCGCGACAATTTGAGCAACGGCATCCTTTTGGATTTGGAAAACCATAATTTAAATTCCTCATCAATCGATGACTGTAATCTCACTAATAAATTGTCCTGTTGCCGATGTGCCAGCACCTCCACCAGTTACCGTGAGAACACCTGCTGAAGTTACAGTACCGGCAAGAGTTCCTAAAGTACCTGCAGTAGAAGAAGTCATAGTACTAAAATTGGAAACATTTCCTACGGTTGGAGCAGAAGTAGGAACTGCATCGGCCTGTGTATAAGACTGACTGAAAGAAAATGCCGAACCTGCTGTATCTTGAGTAGCAGCAATTGTTCCGGGAGCATATACTCCACTGGTAATTGTTCCTGCAGACACTGTTCCGGCAGTTGTACCATCCGTAGTATCAATATTACTACCTGAAATACTGAAAGTACTACCAACTCTAGTTGCTGTAGTCTGTGCAGCATTGACGGTTAGTTGAACACTAGAAGCATGTTTTGAAACAAGTCCTCCGGCATTTGCTGCGCTTGCGGTCATTATTAATATTCCGAAAGCAAATAATGCTCTTTTCATTTTTTCCAAGCATACTTTTTATTATTTAGTTCTTGTGAATTTATACTTATAAATAATGTTAAATAAATTTGACTTGAAATGAACGAGCAGCAAAATCATCTTTCGCAATTATTAGAACAAAGAGTAACACTGACTCAACAGTTAGAAGGAATTCAGGCACAAACTACAAGAACCAGAGATTTGATGCTAAAGACTCAAGGTGCTATTGAGTATCTGGAGGCAACCGGAGTCAAATTGCCAGAACCAGAAGTCACCGAAGAAGCAGAAACGGAAGTCGTAGAAGAGGGTTGACGCACAGACCAGAAGGTATTATAATAAATGAGTTGAGAGGCAAAACACAGGTAAGAGCATCGACAAACAGATGACGCCTCTTGACTTTTTCATGGGCAAGTAGCTCAGATGGAAAGAGCCACGCACTTCTAATGCGTTGGTCGGGGGTTCGAGTCCCTCCTTGCCTGCCTGATCCCCTGTAGCTCAGCGGTAGAGTCGGTGACTGTTAATCACTTTGTCGCAAGTTCGAATCTTGCCGGGGGAGTTGACAAGAACTCAATCTTGTCTTATACTACCTCTTGTGTGAAGGAAGATGCGTTGGGAGAGCAATCTCCCACTCTGCGGAATTAGTTTAGAGGCAAAACTAAAGGTTTCCAACCTTTCGTCACCAGTTCGATTCTGGTATTCCGCTTTCGGGTTATCCGAATACCCGAAAAATAAAATGAGTATAAATACTCTCGTTACTTAGTTGTAACGAATTACAACAGAACCAGTCGAGGTTCTTAACATCTGCGGGTAACCATTCCGCAAGTAAAAAAACGAGGAAAACAAATGTTCAAAACGACTATCGCTGCAGCTGCCGCTGCAATTGCTCTTGCCCCTGCTGCCGCCCTAGCCGGTCCCTACGTCAACGTGGAAGCTAATTCCGGTTGGACTGGATCTGATTACAACTCAACCACCACAGACCTGCACGTAGGTTATGAAGGTGAACTGGGTGAAAATGCTTCTTACTACGTCCAAGGAGGAGCTAGTGTAGTCTCCCCTGATGGTGCTGAAAGTGACACCGTTCCTTCTGGTAAGGCAGGTCTCGGTCTTGCATTGACTGACGCACTTGGTGCATATGGAGAAGTTAGTTTCGTCGGTTCCGGTGATTCTAACATCGACCGTGGATATGGATCCAAATTGGGTCTGAAGTACAACTTCTGATCTTTATAGACACATAAACATCTAGATGTTCGGGGACTCTGACGAGGGTCTCCTTTTTAATGGTTAAAATTGTATTAATTGTCTCTATATAATAAAGTTTTTTTTACTAAAATGAAACTCAAAGCAATCGCAACAATCGCTGCTGTCACTCCTCTGATGGTTGCCTGTGGTAGTGGATCAGATAATACTACATTCAGACTTGATGCAGCAGGTGCTACATTCCCTGCTCCTTTGTATCAAGCATGGTTTCAAACCATGGCAGGTGAAACTGGCAACCAAGTAAATTATCAAGCAGTTGGTAGTGGTTCTGGTG